GCTAGAGTTATCTGGATCCTTGATCCCGTTGATCGTAGATTCTTTCCCTGCAATAGTTTCGTTGCGTGTTTCAGTGAGTCCTCTTTCGAATCCATTGTTGTCGGAGTTCTCCATATCTTCATGTCCTTTGTTGGTTCCCCATACTGAACCTGTTCTGCTAGATTCCCTGGTGGTACTGTCGTTCTGCCTATGCTCTTCCTGTATTCTACTCTGTGTTTCATCGCTTCCTCTGATCGATTTTCTCTCATTGAAGCGCTTGGCGTGAGCCACAATCCAGATTCTTTCTCTTCTGTGGGGAGCTTGGACACCTGCAGCTGGAATATTGAACGTCCGGACTTCGTAACCTTCTCCTTCCAAGTCAGAGCACACAGTCTCGAAGACCACGCCGTCTTGGATGTTAGTAAGGCCTTTGACATTTTCTCCAATAACCCACCTCGGGCTAAAGTCTTTGATGATTCGAAACATCTCTGGCCAGAGATGTCTACTGTCACTGGTTCCTTGTTGCTTGCCTGCGACTGAGAACGGCTGGCACGGGAAACCCCCTGTGATAATGTCTGGGAATTCTGTTCCGTCTTCTTCAAATTGTTTTTTTGTGATTGTTTTAATATCATCGTATACCTTTGTTCCTTTCCAATGTTTATCTAAAATTAATTTACAAAACTTATCTATCTCACAGAATGCTACAGTTCTAAAATGTCCTGTAGATTCTAAACCTAAACTAAATCCTCCAATCCCACTAAATAGATCCAATACTTTCATCCTTAGTCCTTTCTTTCCATACTTTTAATATATTCATAATGTCTGATATTCTTACTTGATTTTTTCTGTTATTGCAGCCCACACAACAAAAAACTATGTTGTCTCTACTATAGGTTATTGTAGTATCTAACCTGTCTATTGAAAAATTAGTGTTAAGACCTGCTCTTTTTCTTGCAGTATTTTTTGTACCTCGAACACCCAGAGCTCTTTGATAAGTCCAAGGTTGTTTGCAATACTCACAGTTTCTTCCGTGGTCCTGGATGTATAACATAAGTTCATCATACATTTGTTCTTTACTTATATTTGGCTGCCAAACCATATTTCTGTCTGTTCTTTTTGCTCGTTGAAAGATTCCACCTATTACTTCATTCACATAGCCTCTTTCTGTATTAATATATTTATGATCAGCTAATGCAATTTTCTCTTTGTTTTCAGCACGATACTTAATTTTTCTAATTTTATCACAAGGAGTACAACAGAAATTATAACGCCCATTATGACTTAAATAAAATTGATCTAAGGGTAGATCTTTTTTACATATACTACATTTTTTACTCACAAATACATCCTACAAAATTTCCACTTCCATCATTCATAATGTGTAAGTTTAAACTGTTAGCATAACCCGATAATTTTAATCTTAATATTTCACATAAATCAAAACAATCAACTTTAGCAGTTATGACAATACCCTCCATTATTTGTTTTGTGACAGGTATTAATTGATACAAGCCATCATTTAAAATTATAAGTTCCATTTATCTATCTTTGTCAGTATATTCATCTGGACTCTTTGTTCCCCACGCTATTATTTTTTTTAGATTCATAGCTTTCATTTCTAATGTTGCATAAGGTTTCCAAGCTTTTTTAATTAAATTTAATTCTAATAAAAGATTAGACCATTGTTTTGATGTAATGTCATCACTAGTTATAGTTACCTTTTTCATTAGTGTAGTTTCCTTTCTGTAAATGGCTGTATCTGATTTGATCGTTTTAAAATATGTTTCTGCATAGCAGCATATTCTTTTTGATTAAGAAGGGTTTTATATATCTGCAAACCTAAAGCTGTTAGAGCTCCTGCAATTAGTGTTGCATCGTGTTTGTCTAACATACTGGTTATCTTATGTACAATCTCATCCACTATCTCCTGTTCTGTCTTCATGAGTAATCCCTTTCTTTAATCATTTCTAGATAATGAATTGCTTTATCTATATCTTCAACACCCCCCTTGGTAGAGTGTCTACAAATATATTTAATAGCATTGCCTTCAGCAAATAATAATTTGTTTTTATTTACAAACTCTGCCGGCTGAATCGTAAAGTTTTGGTAGTGAGATCCCCCAACTTGTTTGTCCCAGACAACTTCTCCATTAGGATTTAGTTGTTGTTTTAAAGTACTAATATGTTCCTTAAGTTCATCTTCTAGTGTCATTGTTTTTTTCCTTTCATTATTTGTTTTAGTATAGTTGTTGTAGGATTAAAATCTAAATCTCTACTGCAACCTGTGAATGCCATCAGCATCAACAATAATATTATCAACTTCATCTGCATTCACCTCTCCCTGACTGTTACATACTCCACACTGAGCTGTAACCTCTTCTTTTGCTAAACGATACGGTATCCTAACATATCCATTACCCTTACAAGTAGGGCAAATAACCTTATTCTTTTTTGGCGTGTCCATTAGTTTGTCCTTTTTTTACTTTCTTCATTTCTTTATCTACTAAATATTCAATAGTTTTTGATAACGATAATTGAACATCAAAAATTTCTTTACTGAGAAGACCTACATCACTATAAGTTTTCTTAGACAAAGATACATTTTTAAATTTAGTTGTGTCTGTCATATTTCTCCTTGTTATATTTTATGGGAGTATATGTGTTGTAATTATTAAGTCAAGGATTAAATGAAATATATTTTATTAATGGTTTTATGTAGTGAACTAGCAAACCATCAGTGCAAAATTATACCAACTCCTACAATTTTATTTGAGGATTACCATAGCTGCATAGTTTATGGTTATAGCCATTCTCATACATTAATGACTACTCTTGACCCAGAGTGGACAAACAGTATGAAAGCTTATACTAAATTTTCTTGTAAGTTAGAGACTGTGACTTGACAGTCACAGTAATGTGATATATTTATCACACATCACACCTTTTTTCTTTCTGCCTTTATTTTCTTTAAAGGCAGGAAGTTATCTTCCTTGGCCTTTGTAGCGTGTCAATTTTTTTTGTAGTTTTTTGTTTTTATTTAAACTTTTTGTGTGGACTCCAGGTCTTTTTTTAGGTTTATCACGAGGTACAAAATGTGTAAATTTTTGTTTAGCCATTATAATTTTTTTAGAGCTAAGTCTATATCCCTTGCATTAGCTATATGTGGAATGTAACTTATTTTTCCATTTACTTTTTGTTCAAGATCATAACCACATGTCATGCATCTAAATATATTTTCATAGATAGATACCAATACAGTATAAGACTCACATTTAGGACAATCTCCATTTACTATCTCCGTTCTTAATTCTATACTTTTAAATTTTGTTTTTTTCTTAGGCATTAATAAATATCTTTTAAAGTTTTCCATTCAGTATCTTTTACTTTTGAATTATCTAAATGAGGTTGCTTGATATTATCTTTTCTTTGTATATTAACTTGAGTTGTATCTTTAGGAGTATCCCAAGCTACTCTACCAATAAAAAAAGATTTGCCTAAACTTGATTTTTTATTTGGTCTTGGAACTAAAACTTCACCATTTATATATCTTGGTTTTGTCATTATTCTAATATTAACTTTTTTATTGATAAAGATCCATCAATATTTTTTTCTAATTCTGCTTTAGATTTTATGCATTGATACTGCATATTATTATTTTTAATGCTACGCATTGCAACTCTTTTGCCTTTTAAACAATTTGACATAGAGTCTTGTATTCTGTGTTCTTTAATCTCACCATTAACAATCATCAACAATGCAACGATTATCTCAGTCATGTCCATTACCATTAGCTCTGACTTTATCTTTTAATTTTTCTACATCATTTAACGCTTTTTCTAGTTGCGTTTTAAGAAATTCTATATTAACTTTGTTAGTCATATTTTGTTCTTGATTTTTAATTAGTTTTTCTACGTCACCAAACAAAGACTCTATCAACATAAACTGCTCCTGGTCCGTAGGCTTTTGTTCACTCTTTTTAAGTAGATCTGCCTGGAATAGTTCACGTGATGTCTCTAAACTTGTCAGTCTACTTGTAACTTCTGTATAAGCAAAAACACCCATAGCAACACCAGCTACAATTGCTAACATATTTTTCATCGGCATACTTATTGATGTGTTTTCTGATATTTTCATTTTTTCTTTTTCTTACCACACTGACATCTAGGTCCAGATATCTTTGTAGCAACAGCTTCACATAGTCTATCTAGACCTGCAAAAAAATTATATATCCATCTATCAATCATTTTTAGGTTTTGGTAGAGGCAGTATATAATCTTTTGGTGGTTTTTTCAATGTGCTTGTAGGTGTTAAAAACTTATCTCCCATTAAAGTAACGTCTGGGTTTTCTTTTTTGTAGCTATCTTTTAATTGATCCCATTTACTTTTACCATCTGCGGGTCTATTATCTAATTTAACTGGAGTTACACCAGTACATTTTGATACTAATAATCTAAAATTTTCATTTTGTGCTAGACTTGGATTGCTGTTAACTCTACCACACATCTTCATTAATTCTAGCTGCTGTTTAAGTTCCATGTTTTCTTGTTGCACTTGTCTAAATTCTTTTGTGCAAGCTGTTCCAATGTAGTGTCTGTAAGTTACACTAAGACGATCGTTATCATCATTAGAATCATAATTGTTAGAACTAGAATTGTGTCTGTAGTCATTGTCTCGGTTTTCTGTTTCGATTCTAACATCGACTTCACCAGTTCTGCAGCTATTAGTCCCATTAGTTAAATACTCATTTTTAGGATATGCAGGTTTGCAAAATACTGTAAGACCTATAAACATTAAAATTAATATTGCTGTAAATCTGTAATCCATCCTGAGAATCTCCATACATTACCTGTTTAAATCCTTAATGTCGTAGCTGTGTTCTCTAACTTCATCTGCTAATTGTCTGTATAAATTTTCTGCCATCTGCCAAGTAGATTCTGCAGAAGTTAGTCTTGTGTTTTGATCTGAAATTTTTTCTTGGGCTGTAGTTAAATCTCTTTTAAGATTTATTATTTTATTTTGATTGTCGTTGATTGTGTCGGTTAGATTGACAATATACTTAACGCCAGTGAATGTCCCGAACAGCACAGATGCTATAACCGGTACTAATACAAAATTTTTTTTGAACAGTTCTGCAATATTCATCGATCCGACCTGACATATTAAATGATAGCTAATACTACTATTATTATAATAACGCAGCCCGCAACAACTTTGTGATCTTGAATAATGTGTTTTATTGATGCTTTAATTTTATCCATATTTCCCCCTTAATGTATATCACCCCAATTTTTACCCTTCTCGTAGTCTACCTTGTTTGGTATCTCCAAGTCAACTGCAGATTCCATAATTTCTACAATCTTTTTAGCTTGTTTATCATCTTTTACAGAAATATCAAGTTCATCATGTACTTGTATGTGTGCTACAATACCTTCTTTATATAATTCTAACATAGATTTTTTAGTCATATCAGCAGCACTACCTTGAATTAATTTGTTTAATGCTTTGTAAGTATAAGCTCGCTTGATGCCTGGTCCATGTTCCTGGACAGCTTGATCAAATGGTAATGCTTTATGCATACCAAAAGTATTAGGTTCCCATAAATGAAAACGACAAAGCCTACCTAGTAAAGTTCTTATCTGTCCACGTTGCTGAGCTCTGTTAGATACAGATCTTGTCAAACTTTTTACAAAGGGCACTCTCTCGTGATAGATAGAAAATAATTCTTCTGCCTTATCTTTTGATACACCAAGTTCTGCTTGTAGTTTAGCTTTACCCATACCATAGAACAATCCTAAGTTAATTGTTTTAGCTTGGTCTCTTGGTATCTCAGCCATTTCTGCAACGATTGTATGAAAGTCTGCATTACCATCTTCGTAAGCATCCTTAACATTAAATACGCTGGCGTCTTGATCAAGGGATGCATAGTGCACTACGAGTCTTGGTTCTTGTTGACTGTAGTCAAAGCATCCCCACTCGCAACCAGACTCTGGAATAAAGAGGGATCGGATCAATGGTCCTAAGTCTTTGTTGCGTGCAGGAATTTGTTGTAGGTTAGGATTAGAATAACTAAATCTACCAGTTACTGTCCCACCAGTATCTGATCTAATTTGATTTATATCTGCATGAATCCTACCATTATGTTCATGTTTAATAATTGTATCTATAAATGTTGTGTGTGCCTTGTTTATTTCTCTAGCTTTTGCTATACACTGTACTAAAGGATGACTATGAGAAGAGAGAAAGTTTTTAGTAAATGAAGGCGCTTGGGTCTTTACCGTTCGTTCGTAGTCTAGTTTTAGTTTATCAAAAACTTTGGCAATCGATCGTGCTGCCCATATTTGAGGTTCTATCCCTGTTTCTAATTCTACTTTTTGGAGTAACTTTTCTTCTTCTGATGCTAGCTGTTGCTTCAGTGTATGAGCTTTTTGAACGTCCACTCTCACCCCAAGAAATTTCATATCAACCAGACAAGGAAACAGATCTGTCTCGAGTTCAAAAATAGATCCCAGGTCCTGGTCCGTTAGTTCTTTTTGCATAACCTTCCATAAATTTAATGTTAGTTCTGCATCACGTTCAGCATAGTTACCTACATACATTGCAGGTAGTTTCCACATATCAGCTTTAGGATCTACTCCCCATTCTTTTGCTGCTTCGTTTAATTCAGATTCATTTTTACCCTGGCCACAGTAATCCCAACCTAAACTATTTAGATCAAATCTAAATCTATTTTCATTTACTAATGATGCTGCAATCATTGTGTCAACAATCTGTCCATTAATTTTTATTCCCATCGATCTAATCCAACACACATCATACATTGCATTGTGAAATACTTTTATTGCATCTGACTTACAAACATCTGTAAACCATTGAATTACCTTACTTTTTTCTAAGTTACCACCACCTTCATGATCAAATGGAAAGTATCCTGAGTAGCCATCAGTAGCTACAGCTATGCCTACAACTTTACCACGACCAACAATAGAACCAGACCCCATTGTTTTTAAATCTGGATCACATGTTTCTAAGTCAATT